ATTCTTGCTGAAAGGCTTTGGAATTATGCTTTGGTTTGTTCCCCTTCAAATCCAAAAGGATTGAACGCTCTCATTGAAATATTCGACCGTATAGATGGAAAAGCCGCGCCAAGCAAAGAGGAACTCGACTCAAATAAAAACGCTCAAAAAATTATTGTTTGCTTGCCGAGTTTGAATGCCAATGTCTCCGGTCTATAAGCCATATTGCGTATATGATGAATCAGGCACTCCAATATACGAACCATCAGACAAGCAACTCCTTCTACATCAAACCAGAGCCAAATACACATTATACGGCGGAAGCAGAGGATCAGGTAAGTCTTACGCTGCGATCTTTGAATCAATTTTCACTTGTCTGAAAATCCCAGGATGTGAAGTTGTAATTGTTCGTAGAAGTTTCCCTCAACTTGAACAATCAATTCTGCGTCAATTTGAAAAACTCCACCATCAAATCTATTCAAACGACCCATTGGCTTGGAATCACGCCAGCAACTTCGTGCGATTTGACAACGGAAGCAAATTGTATTTCAGAAGTTGCCAGAACATTGACTCAGCCAGACAGATGTTCAAAGGTTCTCAATATGTATTGATTTGCGTCGATGAACTCACCGAGTTTACTCTGGACGAGTTTTACGAAATGATTGGTGGTAACCGTTGTCCAATCAAAACAGATATAAACGGCGATCCTGTTGTTTCGCGATTCATAGGAATGACAAACCCAGGTGGGATTGGGCATGCTTTTTGTAAGGCTTTGTTTGTTGATAATCAACAAGTGGCTGGACAGGATGTTGATCTATACGATCCATCCGACTACAAGTTTATCAAGGCTCTTGTAACAGATAATCCAGTTTATGCGTTGGATAAAGCTTATTTGAAGAGCCTTGAATCCATGTCTCCTGCGTTAGTCGCTGCTTACCGTTGGGGAGATTGGAATGTTTTCAGTGGGCAATATTTTGACAACTTCGTGCCAACTGCCGTATTGCTTGATGAAGATGAAATCCTTCTTCTGATGAATCAACAGAAATGGCAACCACGTTGGATGAGTATTGACTGGGGCTATGCTCACCATGCTGTTGTTTTATGGCATACCACCCTTGTAAAAAATGACGTAACATATTATGTGACGTACAAGGAGTTTGTGATCAAAGAAATGGGGGAAGCAGCGCTTGGTCAGGAAATAGTCCGTCTGAATAAAGAACAAAAACTGAAGCACGTCTACCTTTCTCCTGAATGCTTTGGTGACGCACCGCATTCCAGAGCAAAACTGATTGGGGATGTTTTGGTTGCGAATGGTATGAATCGCCCCATTCCAGCAAACAACGAGAGAATAGATGGTTGGAGACTTTTGTACAACCTGTTGAATGACAGACCAACTTGTTCATATCAAATCAGCACTGCGTGTCCAGAAACATTCAAAGCGATTCCAATGTTGATTAGAAATGCGCCCTTGAGACTTGAAGATGTAAAAAAGATTGATCAGGTTGAGGATGATATAGGCGATTGTATTAGATATGGGCTTATGTCCTATATCCATCCACGAAAGAAGCCTGATGAAGTAGAATACCAAGAAAAACTGGCAAAGATCACAGATTATACTCAAAAAAATATCTTTAGCTTGAGATATCAGGAAAAGATGAAAAGGAAAAAGAAAAAGGGATTCAAACTACGTTGAATCTCAAAAACGGATATAATAGACTATGGATTTGTTCAAGTATTTCACCAATGACATTCAAATCACTGGCTTCAAGTATGAAGCACCACCAGAAGTCAAGAAAGCTGTAGCAGTTGTAAAGAAATCAGCACCAAAGAAGCTATCCAGGCCGGGATTTGAAACGTGGCGGGACGTGAGAAGAAAAATGGAACCAAAACTAAAAAATCAACAAGAGTTTCTAATCCAGGCAATTCTGGATTCCAAAGAGGAAAAATAAAATGGCAAAATCGGCATACAAAGCACCATGGGAAAAGTCAGCAGGAGCAGTTGAAGACAAGGCACTTCCTGATTTACAAGATAGCAACGAACCAGCAGAAGGCGAACCAGAAGCCGAGCGAACAGCAGAGGCCTCGGTGATTTACATCCACAAGCCAACAAAAGAGATTCATACAGAAAACGTTGATGGCTCACAATCACACGACTCATTCAAGGATGTTGATGAACTGAAATCTAAACTTGACAAGTTTTTCACTTCCGAAGAAAAGGAATGGAAGGAAGACCCAGAAGAAGAGGAAGAAGCCCACAAGGATGATTTTGGCAAGGACAACGAAAAGCAGTCCTCAAATCCATTCAGTGACTTCGGTTCGATTCTCGGTAAGAGGTAAAAATGGCAACGACAGGCATTGAAAAGGAACACGTAGCTGGCGAAGGTGACTGGGAGCAACGCGTTGCTAAAGGCATAGCTGCTTCTGGTCACAAAGGCATATTCAAAGCAGCCGCACAACGCGCAGGAAAATCAACTCAAGAGTTTGCCGACGAACACAAGCATGACAGTGGAACTCTCGGAAAGAGAGCGAGATTGGCGCTTGCCTTCATGGATTCTAAGCACTAAGGGATAAACATGGAACCGAATAAGTATCAGGATATCATAGACAATTTCAAACCGGGACAGCTTGCCCCCTCTGAGGGCAAGCCTCTTGAGTCATTCAATGACCAGAAACCTATTTCAGCTACTCTGCAAAAGCAGTTGGAAAAGTTGATTGTCGAACTTTGTAAGCCGGACATTTATCCTCGCAGGTTTGAAGTTCGCCAAGCAAGACTACAGCGTTTCTATTACAGAAATGAACAGCACCTTATTTGGAATGGCGATCAAAAACAATGGAATGGTATTCTAACTAAAGATACTGGTAATGACGAAGACGAGCAGGGGCGTTATCGCTATACTCTAAATATCTACAAGCAATGCGCACAGACCTTTATCGCTTCTATGACCGAGTTTCTTCCCGGTGTAAAGTTTCAACCTTCAAATCCAAAAAATCCTGAAGATATTACTACCTCCGAAACAGCAGAAAAACTAAAACTTGTTATTGAAAGAAATAACAATATCAATGATCTATTTCAGAACGCCGCCATGCGTTTTTGGACTGATGGGAGAACTGCTTTTTATACACGATATGTTACTGATGGTCAACGATATGGTTGGAAGGATGATGAAAAAACTGACCCAAATTCTCAAGAACAGATTGACGCTTATGGTGTACTGGAAGTCAAGGTTCCAATCTTTGCTCGTAACCAAGCAGATTGCGTATTCGTACAAAAATCACAAGAAATTGACATGGCTACCGCCCGAGCAAAGTATCCCAATTTTGGTGAAAAGATTACAACTGGCACTGCTCCGGGCGAAGAGGAATATGATCGTATAGCTCGTCTTGGTGTAATAGAAGGTACACAACTTCTAACTCAAAGTGGTGGTTCGTTTATCAATCTGGTAACAGAACAAATGAATTGGTTGCGTCCCGGTGCGTTTCTAAAAATTGAAGATTTGGACATTAGAACAAAATTGATGGAGCAATTTCCAAACGGCTGTTATGTTTGTTTCTGTGGGAAGCAATATGTTGAAAGCCGAAATGAATCAATGGATGAACACTGGACAATTACTGCGCCCGATCCGGGTGATGGACAAAACAAGCCATCTCGTGGATTGGTCGTGGTTGAAGTTCAAGATATGATCAATGATCTTATCTACATCAGGATGCAGACGTACAAGTACCAGATTCCTGCTGTATGGTATGATCCAAATATGGTTGATGGCGACAGTATTTCAGATCAAGAATCAACCCCTGGGATGCATTACCCACTCAAAGAGGATCACGAAAATCCTCCCGGTCAACCAATTGGCAACGCATTCTTCAGCGAACCAATGTCAAGTATTTCTTCGGATATGGATGCGTGGCTTACACAATTGCTTGGACCGATTCTTCAGAATCTTACTGGACTTCAACCAAGCATTTTCGGAGCAGCCGACGAAAGTAACGAAACAGCAAGTGGCATTGCCCAACTTCGAGACGCAAGCAAAGCACA